CTATGGAAGAAAATGTAAAAGAAACCCCGAAAATGGGTGAGGGTAACACCGAATTTCTGGACGAAATTAGCCCGCTGATTCAAAAGATTCAAGACGAAACGAAAGACAAGGAGGGCTGCGCCGCAATCGTCCTTGCTGGCGATGGGGAACATCACTCTATTATGGTCTGCGGCAGAGGTGGCGACATCGTTAACCTTATGCTTGAGTTCGCTACCGATGACCACAGATACGAGAAGATGCTTATGCAAGCAGCGAAGCTCATAGCCATCAAAGGAATCCTCGCAGGAGGCGCGAAAAAGAAGGATGACAAGCAAGGAAATGACGGAGAGGATTGAACCTCTCTTTGAGCAGATAATGAACGTGATGCGAGAAGCAAAGGAGAGCGGCCTCGATTGCGCCGCTATGCTTTTCGTAGGTGCGCTCACCCAGAACGGGCAAGTCGAAATGAGTTCGGCTGGCGGTGGCAACAATGGCATTATGGTGGATTTTCTCACCCAATTTGCCAACGAGCTTTGCCCGATGGGTAAGCAGATACTATTGGAGGCGATTCGTGAAGTAAACAAGAAAGGGATTGAGGGGTTAGTCCCTCTGTTGCGCGTCAACTCGCTTCCCAATTAGAGCCGCAACCATTTTTAACATTAACCTCTAAAAACCAAAATCCCGGAAATTCGGAGGGTAAATGTGATGTGTGTCGGGCGCGGCTCTCAAGGGGCGGTTTGCCATTGTCCGCCCCTTTTTATTCTGGATTTCCGTAGGCAATACGCTTTTCATACGTTGTGTTGTATTGTATTGGGCGGTTGACGGAATGCGCGGGTATTGGCACGATACGCGGTCTTGGGTAGGTCGGGAATAAGGGATTTGCGATGCCCATTAATGATTCAGTCGCTTATTCTGGAGTGAGAGGTCAGCCTAATAATCATACTTTTCATTCCCGGCAGTTGCTGGCGGCGGGGAACAGACCCGCAATTTGTCCGAGTGGCGGAAATGGTAGACGCGCCAGCCCAAGGAGCTGGTTACTACGGTAGTGGGAGTTCAATTCTCCCCTCGGACACGATGTTTTTTAACCCCAGATGGTTGGGTGCGAGGACGGGTTTCACATTCTCCACGGTTCGATTCCGTGCGTCTGGGTTTTGTTTTATCACTAATTGCAAGTCTTATGTCAAGAGGAAAGCACTACACGCAGCAGGAACTTGAGGAAATCAAGCTGCTGCGGAAGCAAGGCGCAACCTATCCGCAAATCGCGGAAATGTTCGGTCGCACACCCAAAGCCATCGCAGTTCTATTCCAGAGCAAAACGATGACGGAATCCGGGGGGGGTATCGCCAAGAAACCAGAACCTCAACCAGATTCGGAAATCGACAATCTCAAGGCGCAGAACAGGTCTCTCTACGCGGAGATAGAATCGCTACGCAAGCAGCTTGCCGAAGCGCGGAAGCGGTCTCTGGAATCAATTTCTCCGAGGGATATTATCAAGCACCTCTACAACCTCGGCTATCGAATCGAGGACGGAGAACTCGTGGTAATTGAGAAGAAGGTCGTGAACATCAAATCCGTACTCCACGAGTAATGAAAACGATTCACAAATGGATTCTCGCAATCCTCATCCTCGCGTGTCTCATTTCCGCTTTCTCCTTTGTTTCCAGCATTGAGGATGGCACGAATGAGAATTGGCTCATCCTTCTCATCCTTGCAAGCGGAGGTGCGTGTTACGGCCTCTGCAAGCATTGGGAGAAGCGCGGTGAACTGCCGGAGGATATGACGGACGAGAAAAACGACAGAGCGTAATGGAACGGCAGATGCAAATCCTCGCATATCTCATCGCAAGAAGTATCTCCGTACACACGGGCGAGGCCGTGCAGGAGATTATCAATGAAGCGGTCGCGGCAACGGAGGAGAAGGAGCGCGAGGTTGGAGAAGATGCGGTCGAAAGAATCTATGCCCAATATCCTACCAGATGCCCCGTTAGAGGTACGGCCACGGGAAAGTGCGCGAAAAACAAGGCTCAAATCCGCAAGCTCCTCAAGGTTCACTCCGAGGCCGAACTCATCTACACCATTGACCGATATGTGCGCGACTGCACGGACGGGCAATGCTTCCTCAAGAACTTCGGCACTTTCCTCAACCAGCTTCCCGACTACGGAGAGGATGCAAGCGCAGGAATCTTCGCCGGGAACCAATCACGACCCAGACCCCAATAGAATATGATTGACGAACCTTCCGTAAGACGATGGTGGAGTTTATTCAAGGAGGATAACCCGCTCGTTGAGATTCGGGTTCTCGGTGGCGGAAAAAAGACATTCTCCGGCTACTTCGCCGATGTGGAAAGTCTTATCAACGCCATCCGGCAATACGATGGCTACGGAATCTACGCAACAATCAACGAGGTCAAGAAATCGTGCTGGGGAAGAAGCCAGACAAACACGATTCTCCAATCCCCGAAGTCAACGACATCGGACACGGACATCGAGTGCCGTACAACCCTATTGATTGACATCGACCCGAAGCGACCGAGCGACACCAACGCATCGGACGATGAGGTGAAAGGTGCTTACTACCTCGCTACGCAGGTCTACAAGTTCCTCGCTACGCAGGGGTTCGAGAAGCCCGTTGTCGCGTTCTCCGCCAATGGCTACCACCTGCTCTATAAGATATACCTCGCCAACTCGGTAGAGAACGCAAATCTGGTGCGGGACTTCCTGCTGGCGTTGGATATGCTTTTCAGCAACGATGTTGCTACCATTGACACATCCGTTTTCAATGCAAGCCGCATATCAAAGCTGATTGGCACGACATCCAACAAGGGTGTGAACACGGCGGAAAGGCCGCAGCGCATTTCGTCCTTCGTGGATGTGCCGGACGAGTATAAGGTAACGGACAAGGCGTATATCCAGAAGGTCGCTGCGATGCTACCGAAGCCGGAGCAGCCGAGCCGACAGAACGGGTATTCCCGCGAATCCTTTGACCTTGATAGCTTCGTCAACGCACACAACATTTCCATCGTCAAACGGTCGCGCTTTCAAGGTGGCGAGAAGCTGGTGCTGGAGTGCTGCCCGTTCGACCCGAACCACAAAGCGCCAGACGCGGCTCTGTTCAAGATGGATTCCGGCGCGGTCGGATTTCGATGCCTTCACAACTCCTGCCAGCAATACACTTGGCACGACTTCCGGCTTCGTTTCGACCCAACGGCCTATGACCGCCAATTCCGCGAGGAACACCGCCAAAAACGGGCGTATAACTCCCAGACGGTGCGGCAACCCATCGAGCCAATTAAAGAGGACGAGAGGGGCAAGAAGTGGCTATCTATGGGCGACATCAAATGGATTGACCCTTCGCAGATAGTCGTTATCCCGTCCGGCATTGTTGAACTCGACAAGAAGATAATGGGCTTCGCCCTCGGCGATGTCACCATCCTATCTGGCCTTTCTGGTGCTGGTAAAACTACCATCCTTGACCACTTCATCCTCAACGCGGTTCAAAGGGGCTTCCCCGTAGCCGCGTGGTCGAAGGAGTTGCAGGGATTCCGATTCCAGAGTTGGCTCGACCAGATGGCCGCAGGAAAGGCGAATGTCGTACCGAAGCAGGGCTTTGAGAATCTGTATTACGCCCCGAAGTCCATCTGCGACAAAATCAACGCTTGGCTTGACGGAAAGTTCTGGCTCTACAACAACGACTACGATGGCGCGTGGGGGCAACTGCTTGAGGATATTAAGGAGATTGTTCACGAGAAGGGCGTGAGGCTCATCCTGCTCGACAACCTTATGGCCCTCGACCTTGATGACACGCAGGGTTCTTCAAATGAGAAAGAGACCAAGATGATTAAGGACTTGAAGAACTTTTGCACGAAAGAGAACATCCACGCCATTCTGGTCTGCCACCCGCGCAAGGAGCAGTCGTTTCAGCTACTCCGCAAGGAATCCATCGCTGGAACGGCAAACCTTACAAACCTCTGCGACAACCTACTTATCTCGCACCGCGTAGGTAACGACTTCGAGCGCAGGGCGCGTGATTTCTTTGGGGCGCAACGGGTGATGGAACTGATGGACTACGATGTAGTGATAGAGATTTCCAAGAACCGCTCCCTCGGCGTTACCGACACCCTTATTGGGTTGTACTACGAAAAGGAATCCCGGCGAATCAAAAGCGATAAGGCCGAGAACATAATTTACGGCTGGGACGATGCGCCCACCGTTTACAACGAAGAATTAGACGATTTGCCTTTGTGATGACAAAAGAAGAAGCCAAACAAGTTTGTACCGATGCGGTTGAGGCTTGGGGCATAGAGCCGCAGGTGAATATCGCAATCGAGGAGGCGGCGGAACTGACCGTTGCCCTTGAACATTTCCGTAGAGGTCGCGCCACTATGAAGGAGGTGCAGACCGAGATAGCCGATGTGCTTATCTGCTGCCTCCAGCTATCATTGATTTTCGGCGAGGATGGCGTGGATTCGGAGTTCCAAAGCAAGCTCGAACGGCTCAAGGGCCGCATCGAAAGGAGCAAGCAGAATGTTTCAAAAAAGGAGTATTACGGCGGATAGCCATTAACCAATTAACACTATGGAAAAGATACTTATCAAAGCAAAGAAAATCTACCGCAAAAACGAGGATAGCAAGGCGGTATGTAAGGCCCTTGAGGAAATCTTTGGCGATGAAATCAAAGGCAGCGTGTTTGACCCGGATTCCGTGGAATGGGTTGACCTCGGACTTCCCTCTGGTCGCCTCTGGGCGAAGGAGAACGCGGAAGGCTACTACAACTTCGATGATGCCGTAGATACCTTCGGTGATTACCTCCCGAAAGGCGCGGCCTTTGCGGAACTCATTGAGGAGTGCCGAGTGGAATGGAATAGCAGTAAGAAGGGTCTGGATATTACCGGGCCTAACGGAAACAAAATCTTCCTTCCCGCTCTCGGCTACCGTTCCACCTCTGGTAGTGTTTCCGATGTTGAGGAAAGTGGACGCTATTGGTCTCGGATGCCGTATGTCCCTAACTCCAAGTCGTTTGCACCGGGCTCGCAGGCCTACGCCCG